AGCAAAAACAATTCTGCTCATGAAGGTCAGTTCCAGGTGAGTTTGTTTTAAAGAATCCTTTAAGACCTAATTCATCATATGCTTTTTCAAGCCATGTGGTATGTGCTACCAGAGCATGATTATCCTGATCCCACCACCAATAGGCATTAACCTCTTGAAGAAAACTTATCAAGCGTTTGTGGTCTTCGTCGAGTGGTACACGCGGATATTGACCGGCTAACTCTTGAAAGGTATCGGCAATTCCTGCTGTTTCAATTGCCTTTGGCAGGTTCTTTCTGCGGTGTCCTGTGATAACTTTAACATGGTCTTTCCAATGCTTCGGAACGTCCTTGAGAATAATACCTTCTTTAATTATCTTGAGTCCGTTGGTTCCTTCCATCTTTCGATGCCAGACCCACATATTCCCGCCACATATATCGACGCGATTTTCAAAATCAAAGCCCGTAAGAGCTGACATCATTCCCAGAACAGCGCGCCCAAGAGCTGCGTGCTCATGATGGTTATCAGTAGGTACACTATCAAGCCTAACATATAGATGCAGACCTTTCCCACTGGTACTTTTCCTAACCGTAACCCATGGAATTTCTTTAGCTGCTTTTTCAACTTCATGCAATTCCTCCTCTGTCAATTTAGAGGTATGTTTGTCCGAATGGCCAATGAGAGCGTCGAAGTCAAATGCAACCCATTTGCTAACACGATCAAACCAATCCCAACCTGTCATGCCTATTGCTTCAACATGATTTTCGAAATCCCAGCGTATTTCGGTGTCTTCATAGTATGGGTCTTTATATGCTTGAAAAGGTATCCTGAAAGACTTCCAGGTTGACAGCCCATCTGTCCAGCCATGCCAGCGTCGGCCTTTGTAGTCTCCCTCAGTCCGATCACCACCATCCTGCGCAACATTGCATTGGCACTCCATGTGGAGGTTATAAAGATTTGCCAAATCCGAATGCGTCTTTGCCAGTAGGAATCTTTGAATAGCTTGTGACTTAGTTACCATGTTCTTCCCTATTGATTTTAAAAATCATTCAAATACAGGTTGATTTGATTTTGAATACTGTTACAGAAATCAAATCAAAGTCAATAAAATGTGTCTATGTTATAATTATATACGTTTACTACTCTTTTTTGTAAAGTAAATTTTTATTCAATAATATCAGTATGTTACTATATTTTTTTCTAATGTTTTTAAATTACCTGCTATACAAAAAGGAAACGATATACCTTTTATATAGCAGGACTTAGAGCCACAAAAGGAAACGGTGTAAGGTATTGATATAATTGAATAAAAAAATACTTTACAAAAAAACATATAAAACGTATATATTCTTAGTTATACCTGTTTACACCTTATTATTTTGGAAATCAAATCACAACCGAGAATCATGATTTGATTTCTGTAACTAATCTAAATTGATTCTCAAAATCATCAAGGAGGTAGCAAACTATGGGTGAGTTAAAAACTGTACAGATTTCCGAAATCAGGGAAAACCCCGTTGCGCTTCGCACAGTGAATCGTGAGAACGAAGACTATCTGGGTTTGGTCGCGTCCATGCAGCAAAAGGGCTTCATGGGTGCAATCACTGTTCGTCGTCGTAAGGATGCCGAAACGGAAGATGAGTTCTACGAATTGGTAGATGGTCTTCATCGTTTCTCCGCTGCGAAGGATGCGGGGATTTCGGAAATCAATGTTGACATTGTCGATCTTGACGATGATCTGGTTCTCGAAGCGCAGCTCATGGCCAACATTCACAAAATTGAAACCCGTCCGGCCGAATACACGCAGCAACTCAAACGTATCCTGGCCCGCAATCCCCTCATGACCGAAGCCGAATTGGCCGAGAAACTCGGCAAATCCACTACGTGGATTCAATCCCGCCTGTCCCTCACCAAGATTGACAATGAAGAAATTGTTGCCTTAATCAATGAGGGCAAAATTGGTTTGGCCAATGCTTATGCACTCGCCAAACTTCCGGCCGAAGAGCAGGCAGCGTTCGTTGATCGCGCCATGACCCAACCGCCTGATGAATTTGTTCCGGCTGTCAATTCCAGGGTTAAGGAAATCAGGGACGCCAAACGTAAAGGCCAGGATGCTTCCACCGCAGAATTCCAGCCGGTCGCGCACATGCGTAAAATGAAGGACGTCAAACTGGAATTGGAAAATCCGGAAGTCGGCCCTGACCTGATTAAGATTTTGGGAATCAAAAAGCCCATTGAAGCCTTTGTCCTGGCTGTCCAGTGGATTCTGCATCTTGATCCCAAAAGCGTCGAGATTCAGGAAGCCGAGTACAATGAACGGCAGGCCAAGAAAGAGGAAGCCAAAAAGGCTGCCGCTGTCAAACGAGCCAAAGCTGCCGAGGAAAAGGCAAAGGCCAAAGCTGAGTATGCTGCCAAAAAATCCTCCAATGCCGAAGCCGCTGCCAAAGGCGAAGAACTTCCTTTTCCCGACCTTGACGAGGACGAAGAAAAGAAGGATTCCGCAAATCAGGATGAAACCGAAGCATCAACAGAAGAAGTTGAGGAGTCCAAGGAATAATCATTTCCAGGACACCTTAAACATGGTGGGGGCGACTATCGTCCTCACCGACATTTATCATCATTCATATAGGAAAGGACATTGACAATGGCAGACAAAGACCTCGTAACATTACCAAAGGCAAGTGTTCCCGATACCACTCGGGATGAACTGTTCAAGAAGACTGTTACCAGTGGTGACTATCTTCCGAGACTGCAACTCATGACCTCAAACTCTGAGATCGTGAAAGACGGCAAGTTCAAAATGAATCACTATGCACTTGTCAAAGACCAGAATTACACTGATTTGGGAGATCAGATCGACGTTCTTCTGATTGAATGGCGACCAAAAGCCATCGAGATCGAAGAACAAATTCTGGCTGTGTATGACCCGGACGATACTGAATTTCAACGCATTCAGGTTGAGTCCGGTAAAAAGGACACCGGCTGTATGTATGGGCCGGAGTTTCTGGTTTGGATTCCAAAGGCCGAAGAGTTTGCTACCTTTTTCATGGGTTCGAAGTCTTCCCGACGCGAGTCTTCCAATGTGCGTGCGTTGCTGAAAAAAGCTGGAACGTTGAAGTCTAAAAAGATTACAACGCCACAGTACACCTGGTATACGCCGATCATTGAAAAATGTGCGTCAGCTTTCGATGTTCCCGAACAGGATTTGATCATTGAACAATGGGAAAAGTTCACGAATCCTCCAAAATCGGAAGTTGAAAAAGCTCCAGACGACGACGGAAAGAGTCGCGCCCGTTAGGCAATTGGATAGGGGTGGGCTTCGGCTCACCCCTAATAAACGGAGATGCCAGATGCCATCATATAAAATAGTTCCATTGTCAATCACTCAAGTTGATTGGCACACTTATATTAAATTTGCAGAAAGCATTCTTGGGTTCAACCCCGCGAAGGCTCTTGGATCAACAGTTATTAAGTTAGAAACACCAGCCGCATATTTGGCAACACTTGATTTTGAAAATCGTCCATTGGAACAGTTAAGAGATGGTGCAGTTCTTAATAATACCTTTGACCATATTCAAGTGTCATTTATTGCTGAATTAGATGGTGATTCACTTATTGAACTGCTGCAAACCTTCCCAAACTTAGACTATATTATAAAAAAGTCTAAGAAGACCTACCTTGTAATTCTAACTGCAAAAATGAGTGTCTGGTATCCTACGATTATCAAAGCTCTACAACCTACGCGCCCAGAAGAAATAAGAAAGATTTTCCAAATTATTCTTATTTGGTTCGATAACATGGGTTTTAAAGATGTATGGGCTACACATGATCGTAAAATACAGGATGATGGTACATTCATTTTGCAGATGTGATCATGCCAAGAAAACTAATTAAAGTTCCTAAAAATCCGTTAGCAAGTAACAAGAAATGGAAAGCTGCTACCTCAGGTAAGCTTAAGCTATACCCTCGCTATGTAACACGTCGAGGGAATAGTAGTTTCTTTCACCCTGATTCCGAAGCAGCTTATTCTATCGAAAGTTGTTTTGAAGAATTTCTACGTGAAGAACTTCGTGATTTGCGTGACGATTATATGAATGAGTATTTCGATAGGGATTATTAAAATGCAGATGGATGGATATGTATATGTTTATGTACCTGAGAATCCGCGGGCACGTGAAGATGGGTGGATAAAACGTTGCCGAATTATTGCCGAAAGAGTCTTTGGTAGATATCTACCGAATGAAGCTGTTATCCATCATGTTGATGGTAATACATTTAATGATGCCAAAAGTAATTTAGTTATTTGCGAGGACAATAGTTATCATATTTTTATTGAAGCACGCACCAGAGCATATCAAGCCTGTGGTAATGCCCATTGGCGTAAGTGTGTATTCTGTAAAGAATATGATGATTTGTCAAATCTTTATGAACATCAGAATGGTTCAAATTCTTTTGGGTATCGCCATAAAAGTTGTTATGATGAATACAGTAGAAAAATATATCAAAGAAAGAAAAAAGGAGGTCTACTTTGGGAGCTGAATCGGAGATAATAAAGTGGAATATTGGGATAGGGAGTATTGATATGAATATAAAAACTGCGAGATTAAGAGTTAAAGCAAAGAAGTTCAAACGTTCTATTCCTACTCAAATGGCAATGCCACTTCCCGACAAGCTCA